CACGGCCTCCTGCGGACCGAAGTCGGGGATCCACTCGGGCGCGGGGATGATCACCTTGTCACCGGCCTTGGGCTCGCGGCCCACCGTGGTTCGCACGCCGTAGGTGTAGAGCTTGCGGCCGAGCCGGACCTGAACCCTGATCACGGTCTCGGTGGGGGCGGTCATGACTTGCCCCGCGGCTTGCCGCCCTTGCCGCCCTGGCCGTCGCCGCCCTCCTCGGGATCATCGGGGCTGTCCGGGTTGAGCATCTGATCGAACGCCTGTCGAATCTCGTCCTCTAGCTCCAGCTCTAGCGTGGTCTGACCGGAGCGGGACTCTAGGGCGCGACGTAGCAGTTTCTCAGCGGCCCCGAGGTCGACGGGCAGCAGCACCTCGACGCGGCGAATCTCGACGGTGGCCAGCTCGTCGCCGGTCTTGGTGTCGACACTCACCCGGCGCGGGGCCACGATCGCGATCACGGCGCGGAGCTTGACCGGGGAGCGCCCGAGCCCTTCGGCGACGAGCGCGCCCGCGATGTCCGCGAGCCCGTTCTCCTCGCCCTTGGGTAGCACGGCGTTGGTCTTGACGTTGGGCATGGCCGGGTCCTCTCAGAACGGGTAATCGTCGCCGGGCGGTTGCTCGGCGGGGGGCTCGTCACCGTCGACGGCGGCGGCCTCGATCTCGGGCAGGCGGGCGGCTCGTGCCTGGGCGAGCTGCGCGCGTGCGAGCGCTTCGCCCCCGAGGGCGGGCGCGGCGTCGGGTGCGGCGTTGAGGGGCCGGTCGCGCTCGGCGAGCTGGCGGCGTGCCTCGGCGGCGCGCTCGTTCGGATCGCTCGACGGGGCGTAGTGCTGGCCGAGCACCTCAGACGCGGGCGGGGGCTGCCGGGTGCCTCGCGCGGGCGCGTGCGCGCCTGCGCGGGCGCGCGAGGTTTTACCTGTCTCTGTCTCTGTCTTGCTTGAGCCTTGGCTTAGCACGTCGCTTGGCGACCACTTAGCCCCCGGCTCAAGCCTTGGCTCAAGCCCTGGCTTAGAGCCCTGGTCAGAGCGGCTACGGAGCCCGCCGGTACGGCCCGCTGAGGAGAGCCGCGCGGTTCTTTCCTCGATCTGCTCGCGGGTGCCGTTCCGTTTGACGTAGGCGAGCACTAGCCAAGCGTCGGCTTGAGCCATTGCTTGAGCCTCGGCTTTAGCATCGGCTTGAGCCTTCGCTTGGCTCGTGCTCGTGCCCCGGATCAGCTCGGCGTCGGCGAGCAGCTTGGTCAAGCGCTCGGCGTGGTCGATCGGCAGGGGGTAGGCCAGCGCGCCGATCTCCTCGACGGGCACGACGCCATCGCTCAGGTTCTCGCGGCAGTAAAGCGCCATGACGATGTAGAGATAGGCGGCGAGTATCCCGTCGACCCCGTGCCGCACGACGAGCGCCCGCACTTTCGGGTCGCGGGGAAACCCGACGTAGAGCGGGATGTAAATCTGGGTTATCGGCATCACCGCTCCTTGGGCTCGGGGGCGTATCCGGCGGCGACGACGAGCGGCATAATCGAGCGCGCGGTGATCACGGCCAGGAAGTCACCGCGCAGCACGCCGCCCCGCTGGACGCCGGGGGGGACGTAAAACAGCAGGCCCAGCTCGCCCGGCAGCACGTAACCGGCCGCCTGCTCGATCCACTTGTGCCGCCATTCAACGCCGGTCTTAACCTCGATCGCGGCGCCGGGGGTGCCGAGTATGTCGCGACCGGGGCGCGAGTTGGGTGTCTTCTCGCAGCCTGGCCACCAGGGTTGCAGGTACTCAGCGACCCACGCTGGAGCGGCGTTGCCTTTGTCGCGGCCCGTCCGGGTCACGATCGCGCCCCGGTCACGACGTCTTGGAGCCACTCGGGCAGCTCGCCCTCGGGCGGGTAGAGCGTGGTCAGGAAGTCGAGTATCTGCGCGCGGCTGATCGTCCACGTGTCGGGCCAGCCCGAGACCACCGCGCACGTGAACTCGCGATAGGCCAGGCTGCGCAGCCCGTCCGAGCACAGGCAGTCGGTGACCAGCTCGGGATCGGCCCCGGCGTGCCGGATCGGGTTGTACGGCACCGGGTCGACGGGGGCGTCGGGGCCGAGCCACACGACGCGACGCCTGCCGTCGCACATCGGGCACAGCGCCGCCGGGCCGAGAGCGTCGACCAGCAGCGAGAGCGCGAGATCAGCCGCCCCCGGCCCGCTGTCGCCCCAGCCGAGCCCGTGCGAGTGCCGCACGAAATGCACGAGCGGCGCGGCCCAGCCCGCCGCGTCGTCGCACACGAACACCGCGACGAGCCCGCCGGGGATGCGCTGCCCGCGATAGATCGTCGTATCGGGCCTGGTTTCGATCACGGGGCGCTCCTCGGGGGCGGGGGCAGGATGGCATCGTTCGCGGCCCTGATCGCGTCGACCTGGGCGTGCAACAGGCCGAGCGTGCCGACCCCCGCGCCCCGGTTGTAGGCGGCATAGACCGCGCGCTGGAAGACGGGCGGGACGAGCCCCCAATGAGGGCGGCACATCAGCAGGTGGTCGGGCAGCTCGACGCCGCAGCGCCGCGCCGGGCAGATATGGGTCATGGCTGCGCCCCTTCCGCTTCGCGATCGCACGCCCTCGCGGCGGCCAGGTGCGCAGCGCGGGCGACGGTGACCTGCTGACGCCACTCGCGCACGTGCTCGCAGTCGGGCAGCGTGCGGACCAAGACGTTGTAGGCCATCCACGCTTGCTCGCGGGCTGCCTCCAGCTCGGCGCGGCTCACGGGGTGTCCCGCTCGGCGTCGTCGTGGGCCTGGGCGACGGCGAGGCGAGCGCCCATGCTGCGCACCGCCTCAAGGCTGGACAGCACGCGCCCGGCCTCGGCCTCGGTCAGATTCTTGGTCGTCGTCACGTGTCGGCCCGCCCACGTCGACACGATGCTGAGCCCTTCGGAGCGATCCTCGATCCCGATCTCGCGTAGCCCGGCGTGCAACTTGTCGAGCTGCGGCTTGGAGATCATCGGGGCGTCGTCGGCGGGCTCCTCGGGGATCGCGCGAGCGTTCGCTGCGGCGACCGCGGGGGGCTCGTCGGCGGCTCGCGGGAGCGGAGGCCCGGCGGGCAGCGCGGGCGGCGTGCTCGTCGCCTTGCGCTTCACCGTGCGCGTCTTGGCCTTGGGCTGCTCGCCGTTGCTGTCGCCGGGGCCGGCCTCGATCATGAGGGGCTCGCGCTCGCCGCCCAGCTCGTCTATCAGCTCCTCGGCGATGTAGGGAATGCCCAGGATCGCGTCTGCGGCGATCCAGCGGGCAGCCTCGGCGGTCGCGCGAGCGACGAGCATCGACGTCGGCTGGCGTCGCCACTGGCCGTATTCCTTGCCGGGGTAGAGCCCGAGTGTCTTCGCCCGGTCAAGCGTCCACGTCGACTCCAGCACCTCGGTATCCCCGGCGCGGCGGGCGCGCACGACTGCGCGCGTCGCCGTCGACTCGGCGACCCATATGTCGTGCCCGGCGTTCTGGAGCACGGCGCGCAGAGTGAGCGCTGCGAGCGCGGGCGTGTTATTGATCACCGCGATAGACCGCAGCGCGGCCATCGGCCTGAGCCCGATTTCCTGCCCGGTCAATATCGCGGCCGCCGCCGTCGCGGTCGTGCTATCGAGGTCGAGGCGGTAGGCCCTGCCGTCCTTGCCGTCGAGCAGCTCGTTATGCTCGCCCCGGTGGTAGCGCTTGAGGCTCTCGGGGATGAACGCCGTGGGCGCGAGCTGCCGCGCGATCACGGCGGCGGCTTCCAGCTCAGCCGCCCACGATCGGATGGATAGCTCGTCGCCTGGCTGGGTCCGTCGCGCGGGGCTCACCACGCGCACGCATTCGTCAGGGGCCGGTGCTGCTCGACCCGGACGTCGGGGTTCTCTCGTTTGAACGCGCGCCACCAGGCCGCATTCAGGTCGGTGATGACTTCGCCGAGATCGTGCCAGAGCGGGCACAGCGTCGGGTGCACCGCCGAGACCATTCGCCGCCCGGCGGTGATGACCGCCAGTAGCAGGTCGAGATCGCGAGTGGTGAGCGGATCGTAAATCGCCGTTGTCTGGATGTTCACCGATTCGGGGTGGGGCGGTGGTACGGTCATGCCGCAGTCCATTCACTTGGGCGGATAGGGCCGGGCGGTTGCGTCGCCTGGCCCTGCTCGATTTACGCGGAGAGCGCCGCCGGGGCAGCGTGCGGGAACGGCCCGGCGGCTACGCCCACCCATTCCTTGCGCGCCTCGTCGTGGTGGTAGAGCCACGCCAGATTGGTGAAGCACGTCCAGACCTGGGGGCCGGTCTCGACGGGCACCAGATCCCAGCCATCCCCCCGGACGTGCAACGCGCCGCAGCGCTCGATACCGAACCACTCCATCGGCCGCTCTGAGCCGTCCTCGGCAATGAACACCTCGGCGCGCTCGTAGGCGCAGACCTGGAGCGCCGTTTCCGGCCAGATGCCCGAGCGGTTCGTCTTGAGGTCGAGCAGCCACCGCGCGGGCGGGATGATCGTGTCATCCCACGGGACCGGCCCGAGGTCGGCGATCAGGTCGAGCGTGCCGCAGTAGCGATGGGTCCGGTTCCCGACGACCAGCTCGACGGCCTGCACCTTGGGGTCGACCCGCTCGAGGAAATCGACGTAGCTGTCGACGTGGCCGGCCAGCTCGTCGGGGTAGTCGATCTCGGTGCCCGGCGGCGACTCGTGCAAGCGCTGCGCGATCCGGTGAACCTTGGTGCCCCGCCCGGCGGCGGCGTCGCGCTCGGAATACTGCGCGCCGTAGAGCACCTTGAGGCGGTCGGCCGGGGGGAGCTCCGACAGGGTGCCCCAGTTGTTCACCGCGTACTCGGCGGTGGCCGTGCCGGGGTACTTGGCCAGCGCGCCCGACTTGAAAAAGCCGGTGATCGTCGTCACGCCGGGGACCTTTTCGCCGTCGATCCGGTAGCTGTGATTCAGCCCGTGATTGCGGCGGCGGATGCCTAGATCGGGATCGGCGCTAGGCATCTTGCGCGTCCAGAGCCGCCGAGGGGATCGGGGCGCGCAGCGCGTCGACGTCGTTTAGGTCGACCTGTATCTGTCGAGGCCCGACCCGCTCAGCGGGCAGGCGCCCCTCGGCGATCCAGCGGCGCAGAGTGCGCCGCGGAATGTGCGCGTAAATCTCGGCCTCTTTCAGCGAGGCCCATCGGGGCTCGTCCGAGCGCGCCGAAACTGACAAGGTGATCCCCTCCTGTGGCCAGAGAGTCGTCGGGTTACCGGGCGGCTTGGCCAGCGCAGAACCTCATACGCTCTCGGCCCGGCCAGCGTCCGGCCCCGGGGTTCACCTAGTCCGCCCCGGAAGGTGGCGGGGGAGTATGCCGTCCCTCGTTCGGCTCGGGGTTAGCCTGGTCCGCCCCGAAAGGTGGCGGGGGGATATGCCGCCCCTCGGTTCGGCCTGCGCTGGTTGATGCTTGCTTGCTACGGCGCAACTAACGCATAGGAGCGACTATTACCCGCCACGTTGGCGCACGTCAAGAGCTGCGCCTCGAAATCATCCTTCGGGCGGATGTGTCGGGCGTGCCCCCAGTTGTGTCCCGAGTTTTGACTAGGGCACGCGGGGGGCACGGGGCGGGCAAGACCCCCTCTGAGCTGGGGTGTTCACTCCTCGATCATTATCATGCACCGCCGCACGTCGGGCCAGGTCAGCGGCCGGTTCCCGCACGTCACGGCATAGATCGTGCCCCCGTCCGTGTTACAACGAGTGACAGTAACGCCCCACGAATGTAGAGTGCGTAAGGCACGTGTGGGGCACGAGAGATCGGCCGGAAGGGACCACCAGAAAAATGACCACACGACGACGCTCGGGCTTCGGCAAGGTCCGCAAGCTGCCCTCGGGGCGCTACCAGGCGAGCTACATCGGCCCCGACGCGGCGCGGCACAACGCGCCGAGCACGTTTCAGACCAAGGGCGACGCGGCCGCGTGGCTGAGCGCCCAGCAGACAGACATCGCTCGCGGGGCATGGGGCCAGGTCGCGCAGCCCCGCCGCGAGCGCGTGCCCACGTTCGCCGCCTACGCCGCCGACTGGCTGCGCACCAGGCCGCTACGCGGGCGCACCCCCATCGAGTACCGCTCTGTGCTGGCGGGGCACTTGCTGCCGACGTTCGGCGCCCTGCGGATGAACGCGATCACGCCGCAGCACGTGCGCGAGTGGCACACGAGCTACGGCCAGCGCACCCCCTCGGCGCGGGCGAAGTCGTACCGCCTGCTCCACGCGATCATGACGACCGCCGTCGAGGACGAGCTGATCGTCGCGAACCCGTGCCGGGTGCGGCGGGGCGGGTCCGACAAGCGATCGCACGTGATCAACGTCGCGACTGAGGCCGAGGTCGACCAGCTCGCCGACGCGATGCCCGCCGAATGGCGGATGCTCGTGCTGCTGGCCGCGTGGTGCGCGATGCGCTTCGGCGAGCTGTCCGAGCTGCGCCGGGGAGACGTCGACCTCGACGCGGGCGTGCTGATGATCAGCCGCGCCGCTACCCGCACGGGTCACGGGCTCGTCGCCGGGCCGCCCAAGAGCGAGGCCGGTATCAGGTCGATTGCCGTTCCGGCGTTCCTGCTGCCTGAGCTGGCGCAGCACTTGCTCGCGTACGCGCAGCCGGGCGATAAGGGGCTGCTGTTCACCGCCCCTCGGGGCGGGCAGCTCTACCAGTCGGTGGTGTGGCGCGAATGGAATCTCGCGCGGGCTAGCATCGGCCGCGGCGACTTGCGGTTTCACGATCTGCGCCACACCGGGGCGACGTGGGCCGCTGAGGCGGGCGCGACGACCAAGCAACTGATGCGCCGGATCGGGCACGCTAATCCCACGATGGCGATGATCTATCAGCACGCGACCGACCGGGGCGACGAGCAGATCGCGGCGCGGCTGTCGCGGCGTGGCAGCAAGGCGACGACTCGCCGGGCGCGGAAGTCGGGTGCGGCATGAGCGCCCCGACTGTCCGGCCCGCGCTGAGCCTGGCCGACATAGAGCTGTTGCTGGCCGGCCTCGAACATGAGGGCATGGCCGCGACCGACATTGACAGGCTGAAAGACACGACCGATCTAGCGGCCAGGCTCGAACGAGCAGCCCGGCCGCTGCGGCGGGCGTCGACGTCGGGCGGTGCGTCATGACGACGTGCGGAATCCACGGCGACGACACCAGCTCGGGCCGGTGCGCTACGTGCGACGCGCAGCGCTCAGCCCGCCAGATTCGCGAGGAGCAGCAGGCCCGAGTCGGCGCGTGGATGACGCGCGGGCTCGGGCCGATGCACCCCGAGGACCCCGGCGACGCCTTCACGTGCCCCAGGTGCGGCCGCACTTCGCACCACCCCGACGACATTCGGGAGGGGTACTGCGGCGCGTGCCACGACTGGACCGGCCGCGACGGCGACGAGCAGCCCGACGAGTGCGGCGCGCAGCTCGTGACGCCTGGCCCCGATCCCTACGCGACGAGCTGCGATCAGCCGCCGGGGCACTACCCGGCCAGCAAGCACGAGGGCGACGATCCGATTTTTCCGGGGCCGGGGATGCGGGTGCGCTGGCAGGGGGGCGGCTCGTGCGCGGGTGATCCGCTGCCCTTCCGTGACGTCGAGTGGACCGATGGCAAAGGCGGGTGGCGTTCGTGAGCCTCGAATGGCAGCGCGCGAGAGCGGGCCGGTATGCGGCTGAGGCCGACGTGCCGGGTTTCTCGGTGCTGGTGTGGAAGCCGGGCGCGTCGAGCACGATTAAGCGGCTGACCTATCCCGAGTCGGCCGACGCGCTCACCGCCGCAGTCGACTATCTCAAGGCGGGTTATCAGGTGCGTCTCGCCGACGAGGCGGTCGAGCATTTCCGCGCCGAGCGCACCGTCGACGCCGCCCCGTGGTTCCCGAATCTGCGCGACTGGAAACTGCTGGCCGGAATGCTCGGGCGCTCGCTCGAAATTCCGGGGTTCTTTCATCCGGCCGCGCAGGCTGCGGGCCGGGGTGAAGCGGAAAGGCTGAGAGGGCGAATCTCAGACGTGATCGCCCGGATAGTGAGGCAAATGTAATGGGCGGCAAGCGAGTCGAGCCGACCGGGCATTACGAGCTGCGCGATAACCCGTCGCTGACGGGGCTCGTAGACATCTGGTGGTGTCCGGTGAAAGGCACGCCAGCCAGAACGAATATGACGCTGGCCGAGGATCGGGTGCCGCTGATGGCTGAGGCGATCGCCGATTGGGAGCTGACGCACACCGTCGAGCCGAACCCCGAACCGAAGCGCGCGGCGGGGGGGCTGCGCGTCGTGCGCGACGACGACTGACAGACCGCGACCCCCGCCGGGGGGGAGAGCGGGGGTCGCGTAGCTGTTGCGGGTGCCAGGATAGCCCGCCCACCTCAAACGTGGGCGGGCTCTCTTGCGTCTAGGCGGCGAGCATCCCCGCGATACTGTCGGGCAGCCCGGTCGGGGTCGGCGCTGGGCCGCTGGCCGGGACCTCCCACGCAAACGGGCCGCTCTCGTCCCACACCTGCACCTTGTCGGGCTTGCCGCGCTGCTCGGTCACGCACACCTTGACGAGCTGGACGACCTCGATCGTGGCCTGCGGCTTGCCGTAGCTCTGCGGGCCGTAGCCCTGCTGATCGACCGGCTTACCGGCGAGCGTGTCGTGCTCAGTCTCCAGGCTCAGGAAACAGTGAGTGACCGGGGGCGGGGGCCGGTGGTGGCGGGGCGGGGGCGTGTAGTGAACGGTCGGCGTCGGGCTCGGGTAGGGCTGCCCGCCCGTGGTGGCTGCGGCGGCGGTGCCGACTGCGAGGCCGAGAGCGCCGAGCGCGAGTGTGAGCACGAGCGCGGCCTGACGGAACCGGCGCGGGATAGAACGCATAGCGGGGTCCTTTCGATGGGAGGGGCTCGGCTACTCCCCGGCCGGCCCGCTTAGCAGACTCCCAGCTACCTCTCAGGGTTTACAAGCCCGACGCGCTGAGAGCGTTTCTAAGACGTCGGGGGGTCTGCCCCTCGTGCTTGCCCGTCCTCGTCGTCGTCGTCGCTGCGGGCCGGTGCTGCGCGCTTGCTGGCGGGCAAATTGCGGGACCTGCCCCCGCTGGCCTTGGTGCCGAGGTAGACCGAGACTGCCCCGAGCCCGGTCCCGAGCACCGCCGATACGGTGGTGATCTCGTCGGTGGTCACGTCGCGGCCGTGGTTGAGCGTCGCGCCGATCGCGCCGACCATCAGCACCGAGAACACGCCGAGCACGATCAGCACGGCGGCCAGCCCCCGCCAGTCGATGCGCGACACGATCAGCGGGCGGTAAGCCCTGTGGCGCCGAGCCGCGCGACCATCGGCGGGTTCACGGGCGGCGTGCCCACGAACGTCGATGTGGTCGCCTTGACGATCACCTGCCCCGTCTGGGTGCCGCCAGCGAGCGGCGTCGCTCGCACGTACATCATGGCGTTACCCGGCCCGGACGACGACGCGCGCACCGGCCCGACGTCGAGCGTGACGAAGGGCAGCGCTTGATGCAAGGTGACCTGACCGGAGGCGGGGCCGGTGATCGCCACCGGGCCGAGACCCTCAATCCACGCGGTGACTACTCGCGGCGTGGCCGCATTGTTCACCAGCTCGAATGTCAGATGGGCGCTGGCCAGATAGTCGGCGTTCGGCGGGAGCACGACCGGTATCCCGATGAGGGTATCGACGTTATCGTCCAGCGGCACGTCGGCGGTGATGGTCGCGAGGTGGAACGATTCGAGCCTGTCGACGCGGGCCTGTAGCGCGTCGAGCCGGTTCACGATCGGGATCAGGTCGGCCAGGCCGACGTCGCCCTGATCGCCCTTCGGTCCGACCGGGCCGCGCAGATTCCCGTCGAGCCCGTAGGCGCCGCCGAGGAGCACCCGATAGACGTTGCCGTTGCCGGGCATATCGGGCACGGCGTGATTGAGCACGAGCACCATGTCGCCCGGAACCCCGATGTTCTGAATCGGCGGGTCGACCGGGGACCAGTGCCACAGGTTGCCGGGCGGGCCGTCCGCGCCGATCGGGCCTTGACCGCCCTGCGGACCCTGCGCGCCCTGGTCGCCCTGATCGCCCTTCGGCCCGGTGACCGACATCGCGATCCACGCCTGCGGGGTCACTCCCGAGCCCCCGACGAACACGATCGCCTGTCCGAAGTAGGGGTCGACGGGCCTCGCCATCAGGACCGCCTCACCGACCTTCATCTGGTACGGCGCGGGCGGCTTGGCGTCTCCGTCGAAGTTGGCGGGGATCAGGCCGGTAGTGATCGAGGCGACGTCGGTCGAGCTGCGGGTGTAGATGTCCATGATGATGAACGACGGCGCGCCGGGCTGGCCGTCTGCGCCGTCTGCGCCGTCTGCGCCGTCCTGGCCGTCTGCGCCGGGCGTGCCGGGGTCGCCCTGCTCGCCGCGGGGACCTTCGGGGCCGATCTCGCCGACGTCGCCGCGATCACCCTTGGGGCCGGTCGCGCCGGGCGTGCCGGGTGCCCCGTCTGCGCCGCGCGCCCCCTGCGGGCCGGGGTCGCCCTGATCGCCCTTGGGGCCGGGGCTGCCGCTGTTGCCCGTCAGCCCGCGCTCGCCGACTGGCCCGGGCGGGCCGGTGTCGCCGATCGGGCCGGTGTCGCCGGGCGGGCCGCGCATCTGGCCCGTCTCGATCCAGCCGCCGGGGATCGCCGAGGGGCCGACGAACAGCCACAGATAGCGGTCGACGCGGTACTCGACTGACTGCCCGACGCCGACCTGTATGTCAGCCTCGGGCGTCCGAACGTCGTCCCACCCGGCCTCTATGAGCCCGTCCTCGGGCAGCTCGTCGGGCCTGCGGTTGCTGAACGCGAATACGACCGTGGTCGTGCCGCCGGGGTCGCCGCGCTCGCCGCGCTGGCCGCGCAGCCCTGGCGGTCCCATCACGGCCGGGCCGACGTCTGCTGAGACGACGCCGCCCGGCAGGCGCACCGCTACAGTCGCGCCGTTCTCGACGTTGGTCATGCTGAGGCCATCTCCTCACGCGGCGCGGTCTCGGGGTCGTTCCGCAGCGGGTCAGTCACCCGCGCCTTGACGAGCATCTGCCCGGCGAGCACGAGCACCCCTTCGCCGCCTGCTGGCTGGCGGCAAGCGACGTCGAACGCGAGGGGCCGGCCGATCGGAAGCCGCGCGGTGTCGTCGCCGCGCAGCCACAGCCGCACCCCTCCCTCGTCGGCGGCGTGCTCGAAGTCGAGCCGCAGCGCGCCCGTGTCGACGGTCGCCGCCCACGTCCACAGCTCGACGTCGACCGCCTGGCCGTCGCCGTCGAGCAGCACGACGCGGAACGCGAACGGATCGCCCGCCACAGCGCGCAGCGTGGCCTCGATCGGCCAGGCATCGACCACGGGCGGGCGCGGCGGGGTGATCATGGCTAGTACCGCTTGGGCTCGCGCTCAGGCGCGTCGGGTCCGCCCTGATCGGGCTCGCCGGGAGCGCCGGGGGTGCGGACCCACGCCCACGCGAGCGCCGAGCCGTAGAGCACCGCGACCCACGAGCCGGGCAGGCCCCGCGTCGGGAACCGGGGCACGTAGTCGTCCTCCACCTGCGGCGGCTCGGGCATCAGCACGTAGCCGGTGAACGTGTCGGTCCCGTCCGTGAGCTGCGCGCGGCGGGTCATGTTGAGGTCGGGGACCTCGGGGTGCCCGCCGAGGTCGTCGGGGTCGTCCACGACGGGATAGACCGGGCGCGGCGGGATGGGTAGCGGCTGGCCGGGCCGCTCGGGGAAGCCGGGGAAGATCGGCGGTAGGCCCTGGTCGGGCACGCCTGGCGGCTCGCCGGGTAGACCCTGATCGGGGTAGTCGGGCGGGAAGATCGGCCCGCCGCCGATGCCGGGCGGTAGGCCCTGATCGGGTCGGCGATCCGGCACCCACACACGAACCTTGGTGTATCCCTCGACGTACATGCGGTGATCCTTTCGGTTGGGCCGGTCAGGTGACCGGCGCGCTCCACGTGGTATTCCACGTCTGCGGCCCGACGAGCCCGTCGACGGCGAGGCCCTTTTCGCGCTGGAATTTCTTGCAGACGTCCTCGCTGGCCGGGCCGAATTGCTGATCGACCGAGATCGACCAGCCCCGGTCGCGCATCTTCTGCTGCCACGTCCGCACGTCGGGCACCGTCGAATTGCGCGACCGGCCGAAGTAGTCAACTGACATCTTCGGCGCAGCGCCGCCGCCGGTCTGCGGCGGGCTCGGTGCTGGCCCCGATGCGCCGCCCGCTATCTCGATGATCCGATCCATCGGGAAGCCGTTGCCGCAGTCGGTATGGTTGCCGCCCCCGGCGCCGAAATTCTTATGCTCACAGAACCCGCGCCCCGACCCTTGCGCCGACGACGACGATAGCTGGGTGCGCGGGATATTGAACTGCCGCGCCAGCTCGCCCGCGAGCCGACCGGCGGCGGTGAGCATCGCGCCTTTGGATAGCCACGTCGAGCGCGACCAGCCCGACGCCGCGCCGCCGGGGGTGCAGAATGCAATCGAGATCGCCGCGCCGTTGTAATTGGCCTGCGCCCACGCGCGGTCACCGTCGCGGACGAAATTCGCCGCCCAGTTCTCGCCGTGGCTCATGTCGACGGCGAAGTGATACGACACTTTGCTGCTCGGGTTGGTCAGCCAGTTTCGCAGCGACTCGGCCGTCGTGCTGCCCTCGGTCGTGTGAAACGCGATCACGCGGCGGCTGTTGCCCCCGCCGCTGTAATGCTGGCTCGGCCACCACGCCCTAGTTACCGCCATCAGAACGGCACCTCCTGCTCTGGCTCGTCGTCGCCCGCGTCGTCGGGGGCGCCCTCGTGCTCTAGGTCGCCGACCTGATCGGCCTCGGGTAGCTCGAGGTCGTCGGGGGGCACGGTCTCCAGCTCGACGTCGCCCGCGTCGAGCTCCGCTCCGGTGTAGGTCTCGCCGGGCGTGATCCGGCGGCGGTGCTTGCCTGGCCTGATGGGCACGAGTGTCTCCCCTCGGGGTGGAATTTGGCGGTCCTCACGCTACGCCGCGCCGAAGATCGTCGGGCGTCGCATCAGCGCGTCATAGACGCGGCTGGCCTGCATCGGCGCGGCGACGTAGCGGGACAGCCGCGAGCCCTGGAAGGTCGCCGACGCGGCGTTGTCGAGCGTGCCCCCCCATCGCGCGGTGAGGCCGAGCGTGAGATCAGCGCCCGCTATGAGGGTTTCGGGCTCGACGCTGCTCACCGCCCCAGCGGACATATTGCCGCCCGACCAGCCGGGATGGGTCGGCCGTGGCGAGCACAGCGCCTCCGTCCAGACCATCACCGACGTTGGCGTGTTGACCTGCACGAACTGTCGCAGCGCGACCCCGAACGGCACGTTGGTCTGCCCGCCCGACAGGTTCGTCAGCCGCAGGTCGATGTACCGAAGCACCATCGAGGCATTGAACCGCCCGTGAACGACGAGTATCCGCTGATCGCTCGTCGCGCCCCAGCCGCCGAATCCGGCGGTGTGAATCTCGAACCAACTGCCGGGGATGAGCTGCGCGGCGGGGATCACCCACGCGCGGGTAACCATCGTCGGGGTGGTCTGGTTGCCGGGCAGCACGACCGGGCCAGCGTCGGACAGGAACGAGGCGTTGAGCGTGCCGGGCGGGCCGTCCGCGCCGGGCGGTCCCTGCGGCCCCTGCTCGCCCTGCTCGCCGCGCTCGCCCTGCGGACCTCGGACGAGCCCGACGTTTAGCCACGCCTCGCCGTTCGGCGACGAGCTGCTCGTGACCCACACCCACAGGTCGCCGGTCGGGTCGTAGACCAGCGCCCACCCGCGCTCTAGCTGAACCGGCGCGGCGGGCCGGCCGTCGCCGTCCCATCCGGCGGGGATCAGCCCGCTATCGGGCAAGTCGGCGGGCGTGCGCTCCTGGCCGAACGAGCCGACGACGATCGTCGCGACGCCCTCCTCGCCGCGCGGTCCCTCGGGGCCGGTCGGACCGGCCGGGCCTAGCGGACCCTCGGGGCCGGGGTCGCCGCGATCGCCGGTCGGGCCAGCCGGACCCTGCGCGCCCTCGTAGCCGGGCGGTCCCTGCTCGCCTGCCGGGCCGGGCGCTCCCTCGGGGCCTGCCTCGCCCTGCGGGCCGGGGGGTCCGCCGGGCTCGCCGGGCGGTCCCTGCGGGCCGGGTAGCCCCTGCGGGCCGGGGGGACCGGGCGGGCCGGGCTCGCCGGGCGGGTAGTCCTGGGGGCGCGGCAGCAGCGTCATGTCGGCGATCTCGGTCGCGCCCGCCGGGACCTCGATCGTGGCCAGCAGCACGCCGAGCGGGGTATCGCCCGCCGGGCGAACGTTGAGCCGGAACGTCGCGGCCTCGGGGTCGAGCACCTCGGCCCACAGCTCGTCGGTGCGATCGACTGCGCCGCCCAGCTCGGCGGCGACGTCGATGCCCAGCGGCGAGGCCAGCACCGCGACCGTCTCGTCGCCGCAGTCGGCGATCGCGAGCCAGCCCGCGTCGACGGAGAAGTGCAGGCCGACGCCGGGGCTCAGCACGACCGGGGTCACGACGCCGGTCGCGCGGCCCGATAGCGCGGTGATCACCTGGCGGTCGTCCCAGGCGGCATACCTGCCCGACTGGCCCCAGCGCAGCAGCGTCGGCGTCGTCACGATCAGCTCCCGATGTCCTCGACGGTGAACGTCTGGATAAACGGACCCATGTCGGTGTAGCCGCCGGGCCGGATCGACACGTTGGCGGGGACGTTCGTCGGGTGCTTCCAGATCCGGCCGTCGAACACCCGCCACACTGGCGCGTCGTTGAGATTGTGGCGGAACACGTACTCGGCCTGAATCATGGTCGGCACCGTGAAGAACGGCCAGGCGAAGACGTAGCCGCGCCGCAAAATCGAGTTGACCGCAAGCTGCCCTTCGGTGCGCTCGCCGATCGCGACCGCGCCCTCTAGCCTGGTCCCGGCGGGCGGGATCGTGCCGACGAGCGAGCAGCAATGCGCGATGTAGCGCACCCGGTACCACTGGCCCGGCTCCATGAAACACGGCAGGGACTCGACGCCGCGGCCTACCGCAGCGCCCCAGCTCGTCGCGTTGTAATCGTTGAATCCGCCGCCGGTCCCCATGTAGGTCACCGAGAGGGTTCGCCGGTCTATGCGCGCGTCGACGGGCACGAGCTGCATTCCCGAGGCCAGGTTCGTGCCAGCGGGAACGAGGACGTTGACCAGCGGCAGGCCGCTGCGCCCCGCCGACTGCGCGAGCGTCATCACGGACAGCTCGAATGTGCCCTCGTCCGGGTTGGTCGAGCACCAGATGACATCATTGCGCGGGGGGCCGCTCGCCGGGCCGGGGTTGGCCTGCACGATCATGTCCTCGCGGCTGCCGACGACGGCGCTCGTCAGGTCGTCACAGCTCGCGGTGCCGACCCACCCCGCGCGGACGACGATCTGTAGCCCGGTGCCCGCGACCGCCGAGACCGGCCGGACCAGCCCGAGCCGCCCCCCGGTCACGGCGGTCACAACAGCACGATCGTCCACCGCGTCGTAGTTCGCGGCCTGGCCGTAGGCCAGCTTCCCGGTCGGGTTCGGTGTGGTCATTCGATGCTCCTCGGCACGTTCGGGACGTTGAGCCCGCCGCCACGGAACAGGGCCTCGGTCGTCCGGTTGATCCGGGTGAATGCCCCGGCGACGGTCTCGCGGGGGCGCTGCGGCGGGTTGACGACGCCGAGCTGCCACGTCGCGATGCCCTCGGCGGCGTTGACCTCGACCTGCTCTAGCCGGGCGGCGAAGACGATCCCCTCGGGGATCAGCGGGGTAACCGCCCGCACGGTCACCGTGTCGCCCGGCCCGTAGGACGTGATCACCGGATACGACTCGGGCGGGCTGCCGCTGATCTGCTGGGCGGGCACAGCGTTGATCGTGGCCTGAGTGCTGGCCCGCTCGACCAGCGTCGGGATCAGGATCGTGCCCGGCCAGTCATCGACGGAATCGAGCCGGGGCAGTCGCGGCTGCGGCCGGTCTACGATCACGACCGGCCGGCGGGTGCCCTCGGGCGCGTCGGCCGGAAGATCGCCGACCGCATACGTGCGGGTGCGGAGCTGATCGGAGTCGAACTGAGCCCGGTAGCTGAGCACCGCGCCGGGCACCGACACGCCGAGCCCCGCCGTGTCGGACCCTACTCGCGGGTAGGCCACCCGCACCGTGCAGACCGGGCGGCCCTGCGGCGTCATCCGGTATTCCGTCCTGAACTCCGGGCCGTTGATCACGCCGCACAGGTTGATCAATAGCTGCCCGCGCGAGCCGCCCTCTAGCGGCTCGTAGTGTCGATCGCGGAGCACCTGTTGTCCCTCGGTGGTCAGCTCGACGCCGACGTCGCGCAGCGGCTCCTCGGCGAGCAGCCGCGCGATATAGAGCTGGTCGTAGTTGCGCCACAGCTCGTCGCGCTCCCATTGCCGCCGGGTCAGATAGCCGGGCAGCTCGATCATCGAAAACTGCACGTGCTCGGACCCGTTCTGGTCGGCGAATCCGGTCGGCACGCCGCACCAATAGGGCTCGCCGTCATACAGCGCCCAGACCCGCCAGCCCCAGAGGGTCAGCATCGTCTCGGTGTCGAGCCCGCACGGCAGGTTCACCGTGAGGTTGCCGTGCCCGAAGGCGCTCACCCGCCGCACGCAATAGAACGAGGAGACGTCGACCATGCCGAGCCGCTGATAGGGCGGGGTCATCGTCTCGGCCCAAAACGTCCATTGGCCGGGCAGGGGCGTCTGAGTCAGCGGCAGCGGCAGCCGGAACGGCGCGGCCTGGCTCACACCCACGCCGACCGCCAGTGCAGAGTTACCGAGCCGCCGCCCGCCGACCGGAGGAACCATCGCGACGTCGAGCCGGGCGGGATCACCATCGGCCGCGAGCCGGGCAGCAGGAAGCTAGCCCGCGACAAGCCGCCCTCAGCCTCAGCGGTCAGCGCGAGCGCCGAGACGAGGATCCGCACCCCGGCGTCGACTGCGGCCAGGCGGATGATGCCGCTGCGGTTGTCGGTCACCGCCGACTCGCTCAGCGGCCCCTCGTAGACCAGATAGACCGGCGCGGCGTAGTTGCCCACGTTTCGCAGCACCGTCGAATTTGGGATGTAGGGCTGCGCGTAAAACCACGTGTACTCGCGCGGGTAGTCCCGGCCCGTCGAGCCTTCGGTGACGTTCGTCAGAATGGCGGTCTCCCACGTGCCCGAGTAGAGCGCGGGGTCGGCGGCGGTGAGCGCGACCTGATAGCGGAACCCGCCCGAGCCGAGCGGGGTGTGCCGGTACAGCTCGGTCCCGGCGCGCACGTCGGCGGTGAGCACCCGCTGTTGGTCGAAGTCGCCGACCGCGAGCAGCACGGGCTCGCGGTTGGCGGCGCGGGCGGCGAGCTGGTCGCGCAGCCTGCCCAGCTCGACGCGCGGCCCGGTGATCGCGCCCGTGATCACGATCGTCCGCTGCCGCAGCACCTTCGGACCCCACGCCGCGCCGTCGCTGATCACCCGCGAGACGTCGTTACCGTCGAGCGGCGGCGAGTCGAGCCAGCCCGTGATGTTCTCCACGACCAGGCACGTGCCGTTGGCCTGGTCGCCGCTGTTGAGCCAGAGGTTGTCCCACACGACCGGAATCGGCTCGCGCGCTGGCGGCGGCCCTTCGGTGGTGTACGCCCAATCGAACTCGCGCTCGTAGCCACGGGTCGGCACCGTGAGCGGCATCGGCGTTCCCGTCGTCATGCGACACCCCCGGCCATCGCCCACGCCAGCTCGCGCGAGACCATCGCGGCGATCTCCTGCTCGTCCTGGCCGGCCTGCGGGTACACGTTGATCGTCGCGCCGCCCGCCCCGCCCATGCCCGCGATCGACGGACCGGCCCCGGCCAGCGGCGAGCCGCCGATCGTCGCGTGCCCGAGGTCGATTTGCTTCGCCCCGGCGAGCCCATCTTCCAGCCCGCCTACCATGTCCTCGCCGAGCCCGGCCATCAGCCGCGAGTGCGACCCGATGCCGAAAAAGCCCTTGATCGTGCCGAGGATCGGGCCGCACACGTTGTCCTTGACCCAGTTGCCCAGCTCGCGCGCCTTTTCGAGCCCGACCTTGAGGCCCTCGATAACCTCGGCGCCGAACGTGATCGTAATCGAGCTGGGCGAGCCGATGCCGAGCCCGCTCTTGAGCCAGCCGACCACGGGGCCGGTGACATTCGAGCTGATCCAGCCGCCGAGGTTCTTAGCCGCCTCCAGCCCGCGCCGCAGGCCCTCGACTAGATCGCCGCCGACCGTGATCGTGATCGTGCTCGGCGAGTGCGTGCCGAACCCCGACTTGATAAAGCCGGTCACCGGACCCGTGACGTTTGAGCCGATCCAGCCGCCGAGCCCCTTCGCGGCCGAGAGCCCCGACTTGAGCCCGTCGACCATAGCAGAGCCCGCCGACTTGGCCGCGCCGACCATTGAGGAGAACCCCGACGAGACGACGCCCTGAATCTGGCTCATGGTCGAGCTGATCGTCTCGCGCATCGCCGACCAGCCCTCGCGCACTGATCCGACGACTGCGGACGTCGCCGACGACACGACCGAGACGAGCCCGGAAAAGGCCGCGGTGACCGCGCCGCCCAGCAATCCGGCCACCGCGCCCGCCGCCTGGCCGAGCGCGCCGAAGGCGGGTATCAGGCCGGGCGAGCCGCCGACGATCCAGTGCCACAGCTTGGACACGATGCCGATCAGGAACTCTAGGGCCTGGCCCAGCAGCTTGATCGGGTTGAGCACCGACGTTATCGCCGAGACCCAGGTGAGCAGCTTTATGGCCACCTCAGCTATCGGGACGATGACCTTGATCGTGACCTCAAGCACGAACCCGATGGCCTTGATCAGCCCGAGGATCAGCGGCAGCACGCCGTCGATCGCTGAGCCCGTCTCGCCGAGCCCGCCCGCGACGTTCTGGCCGAACAGCTCGCCGAGCGGTTTCAACAGCTTGGACAGCTCCTTGATCACCGGAGCGAGGGCGTCGCCGATGGCCCCGACGATCTTCCACAGCGCAGCCAGAACGGGCTGTATGGCCTCCCATAGCGATTTGAGGATGGGCATCAGGAAGTCGAGCAGCCCGCGCCCCAGCGCGAACACCGCCTCGCGGAAATCCTTGCTGGCGATCATCAGCGCCGCGAACGCGCCGACCGCTGCGGTGACGGGCAGCGCGAGCCCGCCGAGCGCAGCGCCGACCCCGCCGACTGGCCCGATCGTCCCGGCCAGCGAGGGGATCAGTTGACCGAGGGCGGCTTTGCCGATCGACCCGAACCCGCCCGCGACGAGCTTCGCCGGGCCGAGCAGGTTCGTCAGCAGCCCGCCGAGCACCGGAATCTGCGAGAGGATGCCGGGCGCGACGAGCGCGGTAAGCGCAGCCGCGCCGGCCAGGATCGCGGGGCCGAACCGCTTAATGATCTCGGTGATGCGCTCGACCTGCTCGGGGCGCAGGTTCTCGATCCACTTCGCCCAGTGCTGGATTATGCCGGCCAGGGGCGCGACGAGCTTACCCACGGCGACGCCGATCGCGTCGAATATGGGCGCGAGCGCGCCGCCGGGCGCGACCGCCGCCGATAGCGACTTGGCGAAGTCGTAGAACTGCACGATGATCGGGCCGAACGCCTGCACGAGCCCCTGCCCGACGCTCAGCTTTATGTCGTCAATCAGCCGGGGGAAACTGCGCAGCACCTTGCCCGGCTCGGTCATGGCCTCGGCGTAGGCCCCGGCTACGGTCTTGCCCGATTCAAGGACCGCGTTGAGCACCGCCTGCGAGCGCTCGGCGTCGGTCAGCTCCTTGGTGGATTTGCCGAGCGACTTCGCGTACTTGTCGACCGCCTGGCCCGCCTGCACGTTGAGCCCGGCATTGCGGAGCACCTGTGAATTTTGGGTCGTGATGCCATGCACGAGATCGCCGAGGACTTCGGTCGAGTTACGCCCCGAGATCACCGCCGCGTCCTGGGCGACGCGGGCGAGGTCCGTCGACTTGCCGAGGTCGAGCTGATTCCGCGCGAACTGCGCGACGAGCTGCTGAGCGGTCCCGGCCTCGATGCCCTGCTTACGGATCGCCGAGACCGCCTTTTGCATCTCCGCTTCGCTGAGGCCGTTCGCCTTGGCCAGTGCGCGCAGGCTCGCGTCCATCTCGCCGACACGTGCCGCCGTCTTGAATGCCTCGACCCCGAACCCCGCCGCCGCCACGGTCGCGCCCGCGATGCCCGTCGCGACGCTCTTACCGACCGCAGCGCCGAGCCCGCCGACCGCGCGCAGCCCCGCCGACATAGAGCTGCTGATCTGGCCCGCCGCGTCATTGCCCGCCGACGTCGCCGCGTTGCGGATGCTCACCGCCAGCTCGCGCGTGTCGGCGGTGACGCGGACCTCTAGCCCGCCGTAGCTGTAACTGGCCATCGCCGCGCACCTTCACGCCGGGAATCCCGGCGAGCATCTTCGCGGCGTCGGCCCACGAGCCCGCCTTAGCCCCCTCATTTCCGGTGCCGTTTCGAGAACCCTGCGGCGGCGCGCCCAGCTCAGCGCGTCGTCCGGGGCGCGGCATCGGGCGGGGCTTCGGCGCGTTCTTGGCCCCGTGCGCCTTGAGCGTGACCCACGTCAGGGCGGCTACGTGGTCGATCAGCAACGCGAGCAGCTCGGCCTCAGTGCTCCATTGCTCGCCGAACCGGCGGGCGTCGGGGGGCAGCCTGTCGAGCAGCACCGCGATCCGCCGTGCAGACGTACGCGGGTCGAGCACGTCGACCCCGTACACCTGGAGCATTACCGCCTCGACGTCCGGGTCGAACCGCGCGGCTTGGGCCGTGGCAAATTTGGGAGGCTCATTCCGCTCTGCTTGGCGATCTCGCCGAATAGCACGTTTAGCTCGCCGAGCTTGAGGCCATCGGCGCACATGCCGTCGAACGCCTCGGCGCCGATCAGGTCGGACAGCGCGCCCTCTAGGTCCCCGGCGACGAGTGCGCGCAGCGACGAGATCGGCCAGGCGGTCGACGGGGGGACCTCGTAGCTCTGGCCGTGGTAGGTGAACGCGAACGGTCGCGCGTTGGCCTCGGCAGCCGCAGCGTCAGCCGCAGCCCCGAGATCGAACGTCGCTAGCCCGTTGGCGTCCGGGCTGGCGGTCACGCCGCCTTGTCAGCGGAGGCACGAGCGCGCCGCGCGGACGGGTCCTCGGCCGGGCCGAGCAGGATCGTCGCGAGGTCGCCCGCGTCGTCCAGCGCCGACAGGGTGCAGTCGAGCGGCACCGTCGCGCCGCGCGTGATCTGCATATCGCCCGCGTCGGACAGCGACGCGCGGCCGAACACGATGCGCAGCACCCGCTCGGCGTCGCGGCTGTCGATGCCGACCGCGTAGAGGTGCTGCGGCGTGTCGCTGCGCAGTTTCATTTCGAGCAGCCCGTCGCTGTCCTCGGCGGCGGGGTCGGCGTCGAAGTAGAGCGCGATCGTGTCGCCGTTGAGCTGCCAGAGCACAAACTGCAAGGTCACCGCGCGGCCGGTGACAACCGACCGGATCGGCACGACCGACTGCCACGGGGTGAGGTCTTCCTGATCGACGCTCTGGCCCACGGTCGGCCCGTCGTCGCTGAGGTAGCCGAGCACCTTCCACGGGGCTTCCCATTCGTCCCAGGTGTTCTCGGGCGCTTCGGTGCCCGCAGGGGCGAGATAGATACCGGGGCCGTTGGCGGTGCCGACCTGCACTTCGGACGGGTCGAGTACGCCGGTAGCTGGCGGGGCTGGGGGCATGGCGGGTTTTCCTTCCTACGGTGCCTCAGCAGGCGCGGGCGCGGCGCTTCGGCGGGGATGGACACGGATTTCGTACCGCGCCGTGTATCGCGGTCGGCCGTCGTCGTCGGGAAGCCAGAATGGCCCCTCGACGGGCTGCACGTAACAGACGGTGCCCTCGGGCCAGTCGACGTCGGGGAGCGCGACGATTGTCTGCCGCACCGTCTCGGCGAGCGCTCGCGCGCCCTCCTTGCGGTTGTGCCGCGCGTCGATCTGGATGAAATGCGCCATGATCCAGCCGGGCCAGTTCTGGGTCGCGGCGTAGCTAAACGACGTGAGATCGCCGAGGGCGCGCAGGTCGCGAATCTGGGCCCACACCCACGCCTCTAGGTCGGGCTGCACGATCACGGGCGCGGCGGTCATCGGTACTTGCCTCGCGCTGCGGCGAGCGACTGCCCGAGGGGCGCGCTGGCCGGCCTGCGGCGGGTGCCGTACTCGACGTAACGCGCCCATTCGGTGTCATTGACGACGAGCGACGTTCCGGGGTCTCGGCCGGGCACGACGCGATAGCCGCCCGCCATCGTGCCCGACCATCGGGGGGTGCGCTGCGCGGCGTCGGCGGCGAGCTGCGCGGCGATCTCCCGTATCTGCGGCGCGACGACCAGGCGGCGCGCCATCGCGTGAGTGACCGTGAACCGCGCCGCGTCAGCCACGAGGGGCCTCCGTCACAGCGCACGACCAGCAGGAGAGAAACCCCGCGAGGTCGGTCGGGTCGGTGATGAACCGCACGAGCGAGAGCACCCACACCTGCCCGCGCACGACTGCGGTCATGCCGTCGAGCGGGTCAGCGCCCGGCGGCAGGAACAGGTTTCCGGCGGCGACCCGGTTCGGGTCGTGCGGTCCGCGGCCGCCGCCGCTCTCGGCTCGCGGATCGCTCGTGCCCTGGTAGAGCTGGAGATTCCCGACGCCCGACCACACGGGGCGGCTGCTCGTCGCGTCGTCGGGGGGCACGCGCCAGCCGTGCGCGTCCAGCTCGCCCGGCAGGTAGAGCGCTACCGCGTCGCTCGCCAGCAGCACCGTCACGACTCGCCGCCGATCTCGGCTGGCCACCAGTCGGCGTCGATCGGCAGCTCGGGCAGCTCGACGGGCGCGACGCGCAGCGGGACCGACACGAGCTGGTCGAGGAACGAGCGGTGCCAGTTGGCGCGGCTGATCGCGAGGCCGTATTCGCCGACCGGCCCCGATGGGCTGTAGCTCACCGACTGCGCGCCGGTCTGCACGAGCGACACGGCGGGCGTCGGCGGCAGCGTCGCCGCGTAGTGCTCCCACTGGAGCGCGGCGCACAGGTGCGGCTCGTCGTCCCAGCAGGCGTCGGCGATCGCTTGGGCCTCGTCTCGGGGCAGCCCGCCAGTCGTGGGCGGCGCTAGGGGCGGTGCCCACGCTTCCCACGACGGCGGGCTGATCGACGTCATGCGGCTACTTCGCCGGGGCCTTGGCGCGAGAGCTGCCGCTGTCCTCAAGCGGCGCGGCGGGCGGCCGGACCATCTGCGAGAGCCGGGCCTTGGCGAACGGGGTCGCGCCGCCGGGCACGCGCGGGGTCACGGGCTTGATGATCGTGCACCCGAAGCGAGCCCAAATCTTGCACGGCGTCACGTTGTCTTGGAAGCCCGAGACCTCGACCTGGCCGTTGGCCGGGTTCACGATCACGCCCGAGGGGTCGAACCGGAACCGGATGTCCTGGCGAACGCCGATCACGAGATACTGCCACGCGCCGGTAATGAACTCGGCGACGGCGAGCGACGCGAGGGGATAGCCGCTGTAGGCCACCGGCACCCCGTAGATGGTCGGCCGCTGGACCTGGCCGACCTGCTCAGTGCCGAGCAAGAGCGAGCCGTTAGCGTCGCGCACGCCCCGGAACTGGCCCTTGGTGCCGATGTCGGCCGAGTGGCCGGTGACCGCGAGCCCTTGCGTCTCGACCATGCTCATTGCCTGGTTAACGCCGTCTACCGCGTCGACGGCCCCGGCCGGATCGACCGTGCCCGAAAAGGCGGCGGCGGTGACCCCGCCGACCGGGAATGTGAGCGGGATTCCCGGCCCGCCGAATAGCACCGTCTGGTCGAGCCGGACCGCGATCGCTTCGGCCATCCTGGGCCTGCACCAGTTCCACAGGTTGATCGTGTTGTCCTCGAGGTACTGATCGGGGATGGCCACGACGGCGGCGATCTCCTCGGCCGTGACGACCTGCGGGGCGAGCCGCATCGACGTGTATTGCTTGCGGCCCGCGCCGCCCGGCGGCAGGTTCGCGCCCGTGATCCATTCGGCGGTGGGCAGCGTCGCGGGCACGGGCAGCTCGCTAATCCGGGTGCCCATGGGCAAGAGCTGCGCGAGCTGGAGCACCGCAGACTGCGCGGTGGCCTCCTCGATGATCTGCTGGCTGTACTCGTGGGGGATGATGCCGGAAAAATCGGACAGGGGCATGGCGCGGCCTTTCGTGGCAGGAAGGGATCGCGCCGCTTTGTGCGCCACCTGGCCGCGCTGCATCACGCTCGCGCGGGGGCCTCGGACTCGCCGAGTGAAGCGCCCCGGATTCGGCTACCGGCTGCCGTCGCATCACGCCCACGGCAACGGGGCCAGCATAACCGCACGATGCGCAGCGCGTGAAGCGCCCGGCACAGCCGCGAGCAGTAGACCGAGCCGGGCCGGGGCGGGCGCACGAGACAGGTCAGGCACACGATGTCGGGCTCGTCGTCGTCGTCGCCTTCGCGCCAGAGGGTCACGCTACAGGCTACGGTCTAGCCCCGATTGTGGATGCTGCGAAGCTGATCGCCCATCCAGTCGCCGCCGTTCGGGCTCGGCTGGCGGGGGCCTGCCGGGATGTGGCCGGGCGGCGGGGGCACGACGGCGAGCTGCGCGACGACGGCGGCGATCGCGGCCTTATCGGGCGCGCCGTCCTTGACGAGCTTGCCGAGGTCGAGCACGGCCAGCGCGGCGTCGGGGTTCGTGATCTTCCCGGCGGCCTGGGCGCGGAACTCGGCGGCGGCCAGGGCGCGGGCGTGCTCGGCGGCGGCTTCGGCTTTGCCCTCGGCCTTGGCGGTGGCGATCGCCTGCTCTTGCTCGGTCATGCCCTCGCGGGTCAGCTTGTCGAGCTTGGCTTCGGCTGCCTTGCGTTGCTTGCGCTCGTCGTCCAGCACGGCGCGCAGCTTGGTCAGCTCGTCGTCGGCGGGCGGGGCCGGGGGCGTCGGCGGGGTCGGCGGCGCGGGGGGCTGGCCAGTCGGCGGCGCGGGCGGGGTCGGGGCGGGCGGTGCGGGGGGCGCCGGTGGGCTCGGGGGTGTCGTCATCGCGTCGATCCAATCTCGGGCTGCGCCGTGCATTGGCAATGCCCGTGGGCGGGGAATCCGGCGCGGGCGCTTGTGAAGCCCCGCGCGGCCAGCTCGGCGCAGAATGAGCACGCGCCGGGGCGGGTGCTGCGCCGTACCCGGCCGGTCAGCCTGCGATCGTGCCGGGCGTTAAACGTCGTCGTCGCGTTCGCTGCGCGGTAGGGCTCGGACGCGGCGAGACGTCCCAGCCATCCGGCGGTGGCTGCCGCGGCCTCCTCGCGGCTCGCCCCGGCGGTGAATCTCGCCCACCAGACGCGCGGCGCGAGGCCGGTCAGCTCGGCGAGGGGACCGCCCGCCGCAGAGCTGCCGATCAGGCCGGCGGGGATCACGAACGGCGCGACACGAGCGAGCGGCGAGCGGGTCGACTGCGCGGTGAGCGCGGCGAGCCATCGCGTCGTCTCCTCGGCGGCGAACGCCTGCGCGCCGCCGATCCACGGCGCGGCCATCTCGCCGACACGCGCGGCCGACCACAGCGGGCGCGTCGGGTCGTAGAGCACGAGCCACGCGACGAGCAGCCGAGCGAGCAGCCCGCTAGTCGACCCGGCGAGCCGGGCGCGGTAGTGCTCGGTCAGCGTCACGTGCCCGCGCCCTGGCCCCCGGCCGCGCCGAGCAGCCGCGCATAGGCGGCGTCTGGAGCTCCAAACGCGGCGGCGGCGCTCGCGGCGGTCGCGGCCTGCTCGGCGGCGGCGAGCTGCTCCCAGCGCTCGACCTCTTGCGGGCTCGCGCCGTAGCGCTCCCAGAGCACGCGGCGCGGCACGCCGAGCGTGGCCATCTTGACAAGCGAGTCGGTGAGCTGGCCGATAGAGCGGGTCTCGAAGTCGCGCCAGAGCACCTCTGCGGCGGTGTCCTCGGCGGCGGGGTTCCCGGTGATCCGCAGCGCGACCCTGATCGTGTCCTCCCACGCCTCGCCGATGAACAGCGCCCGGTCTGAGACCTTCGCGACGAGCCCCGCCTCAGCGGCCTTGATCGCGTCGGCGCTCAGGTTGACCAGCGCGCCCGTGAGGTAGTGCGCCGGGGTCTGAGTGATCGCGGCCATCTGCCCGACGTCCTGCTCGACGGCTGACAGGTAGCCGCCTAGCGTGCTCTCGGGGATCGCGCCGAACCGGCCGGCCGGGTTCTCGTTCGTCAGCAGCCGATTGACCCCGATGTCATAGGGGCGAACGGCTTTGGTGGTCTGCTGGCCGTCCTCGGTGGTCATGATCTCGCGGGCCATCTTCACGCCCGACGCCCACACTTGCCGAAACGCGCCGTAGTCGGTCGCGACGAGCCGGGCGAAGATCGTCGTATTGATCCGGTCCTGAATCGGCAGGCACGGGGTCAGCTCCGAGCGCGGCCATCCGAACGTGCGCGGCTGCGGCACGACCTCGATCAGCCCGACCTCGCCCGCCGGGTTCGGGTCGACGTCGATCGCGCCGCCGGGGTGCCATGTCACGATCTCGTCGGGCAGGATCAGCACCTCGGTATGGGTCACGCCGTGATCTTCGCTGAACCGCTTGTATCCGGCCTGGCGGCGTCGCCGGTTGCCGGGCTCGTAGAGCACGGTCGCCTCAAGCGGGCTCTCGGCGGTGATCGACACGCCGGTCGGGTTGTCGTCGTCGGGCTGCACGAGCACGAGCCCGGAGGAGGTCACGAGGGCGTCTTTTTGCACGAGCTTGGAATCGGCGTCCATCGCGCTCGCCTGCCAGATCGCCCAGGCGTCGAGACTGCCCGAGCCCGCGAACCGGAACCCCGTCACGGCGAGCCGGTCGGCTACGGCGTTCACGATCAGCTCGCACCAGTTCGCCCCGGCCTCGGCCAAGAACTTGCGGAAGGTGCGCCGCTCGTCGGTGTCGATCAGCGCGGGGATGTCCTCTTCGCCGTCGTAGTACATCTGAAACCGCATCGCGCGGGCGGCCTGCTGGTCGAGTCGCACGCTGGCGGCTTGCCGAATCGCGGTCAGCTCGCGCAGCTCGTCGTCAAGGATGGTCACGGTCACTCCTCAGAACCCGGCGGCTAGATAGTCGTCGTCCTCGGCGGGGGCGGTGTGCAAGATGGCGCGCTCCAGCGCCATGACCCCGGCGACGATTGAGTCGATCTTGTCGGCTGACCTGGCCTTGTCGGGCTTGAGGTTCCCGGCGGGGTCGGTGCGGACGATCAGGTTCCCGGCCTGCCAGCGGATCAGCGGGTTACCGTCGTGCCGATAGCGCCCGGAGGCGACGAGCCGCAAGAACTCCTTGGTCGGCCCGGACATCGACGCGAACCCCTGGCCCATCTGGATCAGCGGGAACCCCTCCTCGATCAGCTCGCTAGACATCTGGGTCGCGCCCCAGCGGTCGAACGCGATCTCGCGTAGGTCGTACGTCTCGGCGTCGGCGCGCAGCGCGACCTTGATCGCCTCATAGTCGATCACATTTCCGCTGGTGACAATCAGCACCGACACGGGCGGCAGCTCGGCGAGCAGCTCGTCCACGTCGGCATGATCCCCGAGGCTCTGCGCCGCCCAGACCGACATCTTGCCCCCGGTGCGGCGGTCGAGCACGGGCACCGCGGATTCGGGCGCGAACACTCGCCAGATCACGTCGTGCCCGCCCTGGCGGTCGGGGAAGTCGAGCGCGTAGCTGGCGAGGTCGATCGTGCTCGCGAGGTCGAGCCCCGCGTAACACTCGCGCCCGGCCAGCTCGAGGTGAGCGGGCGCAGCGTCCCACGCGGTGAGGTCGACGGCCTTGCCGGCCTGCGGCGTCTGCTGGTTGAGCCGGTACTGGCGGAACGCTCGTTCCTCGACGGGGTTCGCGATCGCCTTCGCGCACTCGGCGCGCAGAATGCGCGGGTCGAGATAGTCGCCGAGGCCGGGATTGGCCAGCTTCCACGTCGACTCTTGCGTCCAGTCGGCGTCGCGCGGCGCGGCGTGCAAGACGACGAGCCGGGCGTGATCCAGCTCGGGGTCTTCGGCGACGCGCTCGGACCATGCCCGCTCGGCCGCTGCGAACCCGCCGGGGTTGTTGTCGGCGGTCGTGGCGAGCACGAGCAACGGCTGCGCCCGCGTCCCGAACCCGGTCCGAAGGGCGTCGTACAGCTCGCGATTCGGCTGGGTCAATAGCTCGTCAATGTAGGCGCCGTGCGGCGACGGACCGAGCGCGCCCATCGCGTCCCCGGCGGTGACCGCGAAAAACGAGGCGGTCGTCGCGTCGGTGATCCGGCGGGCGGCGTTGCCGACGTTGAGCCGCCGGGCGAGCACGGGCGAGAGCACGACCATCCGCGCGGCGACCCGATAGGCGAGCGCGGCCTGGTCCTTGTCGAGCGCGAGCCCGTAGACCTCGGCGGCTTGCTCGTCGTCGCCGACCAGCAGATACAGCATGATCCCGGCGATGATCTCGGTCTTGCCGTTCTTGCGGCCCGTCGACAGGTACAGCTCGCGATACCGGCGAACGTAGCGGCCCCAGCCGGGGTCGTACTCGACGGTGCCGAACAGCGGCGCGAGTATCTCGCGCACCTCCCATTCGGCGGGCACGAACGGGCGGCGAGCCCAGTCGCCCTTGGTGTGGACGAGCAGCTCGCGGAAAAAAGCGATCACGTGCGCGACGCGCGGGGCGCACAGGTGCTCGCCGCGACGTCTGCACACCTGCCCGTCGAAGGTCCGGCCGCAGGTGGGGAAGCGCCGCCGGTCGACGCGGCTCGTCATGACGTCATGATGCCCGACCCCCGATTTGCCCGCCAGCGCGAGCGCAGACCGGGGACAGCGCCGCCGTGCGGGGGAGCTGCTTGTGCTCGCACGTGACGAGCTGCGCGACGCTTAGCGTCCGTCTGAGCGCGTCGGCGAGCGAGCAAGCGCGCCGGTCCCCGTCGACGTCGGGGGAAGGGACCACCAAGTCTCTAGCCCGGCTGACGAGCGGAGACCGGCCCGTCTCGAAATAATAGCGGAATACCGCCCGTGATCGGGCATCACTGCCCGTGATCGCCTGTTGTACTGAGTGAGGGGCGCAGAGAGCGCCCCCGGGGCGAGAGCCCCAAGCGAAGGGACCACCGAAGATGACCACCAACGACACCACCACCACCGACACCACCGCTACCGTGATCGACATGACCGATCGCATCGTGTCGGGCGAATCGACGCTCGCCGAGGAGGTCGCGAACCTGCCCGCCGCCGACGCGCCCGCCGAGGGTGCCAAGCCGCGCAAGTCGCGCAGTCGCGCCCGCCAGGCCAAGGACGTCGCCGCCAGCCCGGTAGGCGACGCTGAGTTTCTCGCCAAGGCCGCAGCCGCCGCGACCCCGCCCGCCGAGGGCACGCCCGTCGACCAGGTTGCGACCCCGACCGAGGAAGTCGTGCCGCCGAAGCCCGCGCGCACGCCCGCCGTCCGCGTCGAGCGCGCGACGACCGAGCACGGCGCACCGCCCGCCGGTTATCTCGTGCTCAAGGCCACGCCGAGTTTCGACCAGTTCCGCAAGGCCGACGCGACCGCCGAGGGTCCCGACTGGCTGACCCGCTGCAACGCGCACGGCGAGACGACGAGCGCCGACAACCGCAAGGCCGGCCGCACGCTCGGGTCAGCCGCAGCTCGCGCGTCGTGGTGCTCGGGCTGCAAGGCCGACGCCCGCAAGGCCAAGGCCGACGCCGCCAAGGCTGAGCGCGCCGCCGCCAAGAACACGCCCGCGACCGCAGACGCGAGCGCGCCCGCAGACGCGACCGCCGACGCCGACAAGGCCGACGCTGCCGCAGACGCGAGCGCCGAGCACGACGCCGCCGCCAAGAGCGAGTAAGCGCGCAGCTCGCGCAGCCTCGACCCCGAGAGCCCCCGCCGACCGCGGGGGCTTTCGCGTCTCTGCTGTTCGACAGATTAGCCCAGGTCAGCCGCGTTTTTCGGCATAAACCCGGGTGGCGAACCCGCTGTAATAAGTAGAGGGGCAGCGACAAGCCCCCGCCGAAGGGACCACCGCAATGACACGTTTCGCCGACACTCACACCCGCCTCACCGACGACGTGCGCGTCCGTCAGATCGCCGACTTTGAGGCCAAGAGGATTGAGCGCCAGTTCGCCCCCCTCAAGGCTCGCGCCGCCGCGAACGCCGCCGCCTTCAGCGCCAAGCGCACGTTTGCTCTCGCATGAACGCCCCCGTCGACCCCCGCCGCCGCGCCGTCCGTATCGCGCTTGAGCGTCAGTTCGGGCGAGCGATCACGATCACGCCAGCCATGATCGACGCCGTGCTCGCCGAGCTAGACGACGAGAGCGACGACGAGTAGCCCCCGACCCCAAGCGAGCCCCCGCCCAGCGCGGGGGCTTTCGCGTGTCTGGGGAGGACCGGGGCGGGAGCCGACCCCGCTAACCGAGGAGCGCTAGCGGACGTGCTCGTCACAAGCCGCACCCTCGAAACCACCCTCGCCGCTTGTGCTCGGCGGGGAATGCGCCGGTCCGATCCTCCGAGGTCGAGCCTAGAGCAGCCCCAGCTCGCGCGCTCGTCGCACCGCCTCGTCGCGCGATCGCGCGCCCAGCTTGCGGTAAATCGACGTGACCTGGCTGCGCACCGTCGACTGCGCGACGAACAGCTCGACGGCGATCTGCGGTTGGGTCCGGTGCGTGGCCAGCAGGGCGAGCACCCTCAGCTCGGCGTCGGTCAAGGCTGGGGCGACCACCCAGCCGCCATCAGGTCGTCGGCGATCGTCCCGGCCAGCGCGGCGGCGGGCGGTCCCGTCTGGGTCCGCTCGGGCGGGCTGCCTGTCGTCGTCGCGCTCGGCTCGGGGCCGGTGAAGTAGACCCACACGGACGAGCCCGCCTTGCGCTCGACGGCGAGCAGCTCGCCGAACGAGCCGGGGATCATCGGCTCGCTGCGCCACGTGCGGCGCGTCTGCGCGGCGAGCCACGCGACGAGCGCCGACGTCGAGCACGCGGGGCCGGTCGCGGTGACGTTGACGACCTGGCCGTCGCTGCCGGTCGGGCTGTACCAGGCGCAGCCGAGCGTCGTCGTCGCGGCGGGGTGCGGCGTGCTCGTGCTCGGCGAGCTGGTCGGCGCGGGGCGCGTCGACGTCGACGCGGGCGAGGCGCACGCGGCGAGCGCGATCACGAGCGCGAGTGTGGCGGCGGTTGACAAAACTAGACGAACGTTGACAGCGCGGGGCCGGGCCAGTCGCGGCACGCCCGGCCTCGCTCGCGGTGGGCGGGGGAACAGGGTCCGGTTACGGTTTCCGGCACCGGCCAGCACGAGCCCGCCGCGAGCGGTGGCTGATCTTCCCATCCCTAAGCGTCCCCCCTGGTGGGAGTCTCGGCGATCAGGACGACAGTAGCCGCTCAGCGGACAGCCCGTGGTGGTCTATCTCAACCTTGAGCGGCTGCCGCGCGGCGGGGGTGAACCCGAACTCTCGCGCCCACATCCGCACGGCTGCGCTCGCGTCGCGGAGCTGGCTCACGGCGGGGTTCTTGTGGGCGTTGCCGTCGCGGCCGATCAGCAGCGGCCCGGCTCGGGTGACCAGCTCGGCGAGCGTCTCCATCAGCGCGACGGCTTCGCAGTACGCGGCGAGCCCCATCGCGTCGACTGCCTTCGCGGTGCCCATCGCGGTCAGGTCGGGGATGATCCGCTCCCATTCGGCGGCGGCTTTGACGGAGAGCCACGCGGGACGTTCGGGGGGCCGGTCGCGCGGCTTCGGCTCGGCCTGGTTGATCCGGTACGGGCGATCGCCCTTGAGGACGCGCAGGCTCGTCGGGCTCGGGGCCGGCCCCCGGCGCCCCACGATCAGCCTCTCGTCGCGAACGCGCCGACGAGCTGCCACTGATGCCAGCGGAACAGCACCTCGGGCGACGCCCACCCGGCGGCGCGTATCTGGCTGGCCAGCTCGCGCGGGGTCGCGGGGATCAGCACGCCGCGCAGCGCGCGGGCCTTGGCCCTGATCGCGTTGTCGGCGACGCCGTGCGCGGCCTTCCAGTCGTGCGAGCAGTCGATCGCGATCTCGGCCCAGCGCACGTCGGCGGGCCGGATCTTTTCGGCGACGATCAGCGCGCCGCCGGGCGCGGCGTGCTCGCGTGCCAGCTTGAGCGTCTGCACCCGGTCGGCGGGGTCGGGCAAGAACTGGAGCACGAACAGCGCCAGCGTGAGGTCGGCGGGGGTGTGCTGATACGGGCCTTTCTCGACTCGTATCGCGTGGGTGAGGCACTTGTGCCCGCCGAGGTCGGGCACGGCGCGCATCGACGCTTCGGCGAGTTTCAGCATCGGCTCCGACTCGTCGTAGAGGTCGAAGCGGATCGACCGCTCGGGGTGCCGCGCGGCGATCTGGCAGCACGTGATGCCCGTCGCCGCGCCGATGTCGGCGACGTGACCCCCGGCGGGCACGAGCCAGTCGGACGCCTCGGCGACCGTCGACTGTATGACGTCGTAGAACGGCACCGAGGCGCGCACGTGCTCGGGGAAGACCTCGGCGACCTGCTCGGTGAACTGCCAGCCGCCGGGGCCGAACGCTTCGGCGACGTCGCCCTGATTCACGCGGCCTCCCGCAGCGGGTCGAGTATGCGATCGCGCACCGCCGACGCGATCGCGGCCATCATCACGGGCGGGACGGCGCGGCCGATCCGCTCCCAGCGCTGATCGTAGCTCCCGGTCAGCTCGAAATCAGGAGGGAACCCGGCCAGCGCCCGCAGCTCGCCGAGCGTGAGACGTCGACACTCGTGCTCGCGCTCGCGGCGCGCTCGGTGGGCCGGTATCCCGGCGTGAAGATCGCGGCCCGTCTCGGGGTCGTGGTCGGTGCCGGGCGGCGCGAGCACCGCCAGCTCAGAATGAGACGTGTAAGACGTCTGAATGGTGGGACAGGGCCGGGTCCGGTCGGCGATGCCCCACCGCCACACGAGCCCGCCGTAATCGGGGCCGAGGGCGTCGCCGATCGTGCGGCGCACGGGCTGCGGAGCGGGGTAGGCGGGCGCGACGGCCAGGTCGTCGCGCACGCCGACGAAGATGATCCGGCGGCGCTCTTGCGCAGCGCCGAGCCAGCTCGCGTCGAGCAGCCGCGCCTCGACGCGGTATCCGGCGTCGCGCAGCCTGGCCAAGATCAGCTTGAAATAGCCCTTGGACACGCCGCGCACGAGCCCGGAGACGTTCTCCGCAATGAGCACCTTGGGGCGCAGCCCCTCGGCGATCCTGGCGTACTCGAAAAACAGGTCGTCCACGCGCTGGCTCGTGCCCGAGTAGGCGACCGTCTCGCCCCAGCCCGCCGATAGGTTGCCTTGCGTGCTGAACCCGGCGCACGGCGGCGAGCCGTCGAGCACGTCAACCTCGGGCAGCTCGTCGGGCTTCACCTCGCGGATGTCTCGCGTGTCGAGCACGGTCGCGGGGCTGGCGTTCGCGCGATAGCTCGCGGCTGCCGCGGGGACGAACTCACTCGCCCACACGACGTCGAATCCGGCGAGCCGGTAGCCCGCCGAGCTGCCCCCGGTGCCGCTGAACGTCGACGCGACCGTGTAGCCGCTCGGCTCGATTGACGCGATGCTGGCCATCGTGGGCAGCTCGTAGGGCGGGCGCGTCATGCGGCGCCCTGGCCTGGCCGCGCTGATCCCGACCACTCGTAGCCGCAGCGCGGGCATCGGTGCTGGGTCGGCAGGTCGTCGTCGTAGCCGGGGAACTGATCGGGCGGCGCGGGGTGGAGCTGCGCGACCAGCTCGGCGAAGCGGGCCTCGCCGAACCCGGTCGCGGCCAGGCCCAGCGGCGAGGCGCGTTGCTGCTCCAGCACGGCGACGAGCCGCTCGACGTCCCAGCGGGCCAGCTTCGCATACTCGTTATCGCCGACCATGACCGCCCGCGCGGTGTCGTCGTCGCAGTCGACCACGATCGCGGGGACCTCGCCGAGCCCGACCGTCTGCGCGGCGGTCCATCGGTGCTCGCCGATCAGTATGTGCCCGGTCGACTCGTGCACCACCACGACGCCGTAGAACCCGATGCCCTCGATTGACTCGGCGATCGCGTCGACGTCGCCCCGGTTCGGGTTCGACGGGTGCGGCCGCATCTCGCCGACCGGCATCATGGCGTAGCGGTGCGGGAGCACCACGGCGGCGGCGCGCTCGGGCTCAGGCTGGGTCATGGCGGCGAAACCCGTTTTCCGCGAAACCGTCGCGCGGATGCGTGCCCTGTGCGAGCCGCTCAGCACGACGGGGGGCAGGTGGAGCCCCTCCCCAGGTCTGCGCGACGCTCAGACGGACGCTGCGCCGCCGAGTGTCTCGTGCTGGCAAGCACTCGCGCTCGCGCTCGCGCCGTCTGCGCTCCGCTCTGTGCGTCATCTGGCGGCCGTTTCGCGTGGATGCCCGCGCGCCCCCGCTGCCTGCCGCTGGGTGATCGCTCTGTGGCAAGGCTGGCACTTGCTGGCCAGCGCCCAATCGGCCTCGACGCCGGGGATCGTGTGATGTACCTCAGTGGCGGGCGCGCCGCAGTCGCACAGCCCCCCGTCCCGCCGCAGGATGCGGGCTCTAGTTGCTGCCCACCCCTTCGGCATAGCGCGCCCCGGTGCTCCGCTCGCCCACCTGAGCGGGCGCGGGTGCTCGTCGCATCGACCGCCCGCTGTTGACGGCGAGGGGCATCGTGGAAACGAGCAGGGGGTCGGAGCCTTGAGGGGCATCAGCGCGAGCGCCGGGGGGTCGATCGACGCGCCCCTGCCCGTCTCGTGCCGCCCCCTCTGTGCGTGCTCGTGCGCCTGGCCGTCGACGTCGCGCGGCGGGGGCTGGCGCGCTTGGCTGCGGCGAGCGCGTTCGCTACTGAGCCGTAGCGCTTGCGCAGCCTGGCCTCGATCGCGCCCCGGCTGCTCGACGTGTTGCGCTGCGAGGCGCGGGCGAGCGCTGCGCGCACGTGCCGGGGGTCGATGGGGTAGCTCGGGCGCTTGCCCCGGTCAGGCCCGACGCCGCGCGGGTAGGCGTAGTTCGCCGTGCGCCAGCTCGAGGTAACCGGCTTGCCGTACATCGCCCGGCCACGGGCTGAGAGTGTTCGGCGGGATGTGGCCACGCGGCCAGTCTGCCCCGCTAGTCGAGCAGCCGCAACGGCGAGAGCCAGCGCCAGCGGAAGCGGGTGCAGACGCACACGATGCACTCGGTGCCGGGCCGGTAGTGCTCGTGATAGCGGCGGGCGTGGCCACAGCCGCAGACGCGCCTCTCGGCGCGGCGCAGCCGGGGAGCGAAGCGGGCGCCCCCCGGCTGCGCGGTCATCAGTTGAGCCCTCGGTCGCGCCGGTCGATCGACGGGACGCCGAGCACGACGACCGCGATCGGCTCCATCACGGCGAGCGAGTCGGGGCCGATCTTGAGATAGGCGTCGGGGTCGTCCTCGGGCCGGTCGGGGTCGTAGACCTCAAGGAGCCAGTCTTTGCCCGCCTCCTTGGCCTCGTCGCATATGTGGCCGTGCTCGCGGGCTTTGGCTGCGGTCCCGTCCGGGTCGCCGGTCACTAGCCAGTCCTCAGCGACTAGCTCGCCCTCGACGTAGATGCGGAACCGCAGCCTGCCCTCAGCCATTGATCGCCGCCCTGGCTTCGGCCAGGTGAACGATGCCGCCCGCTGGCAGGTCGGCGCGCCGGCCGCGCTCGTATCGGGCCATCATGCGCCCATCGGGGCGTAGCAGCTCGACCGGCCCGTCGTGGCGGGAGAGCTGCGCGGCCCGGTTCACGGCGGTTATCGCGCCCTCGGCGGTGCGCGGCCATGCCTCGATGAACTCGGCGTGCTCGACGTCGATCACCGCCCCGCCGCGCTCGGCGGGCTTGGGGATCATCCGGGCGAGCGTGTAGACCTCGCCGTCGTCGCCGCCGCGACGGGAGGGCTCGTGGTGCAGTTCGGCCCGCGCGTGCTCGCCGATCGGCCCCATCATGAGAGCACCAGCCCGGCGGCTGAGGCGAGGTCGATCACGCGCTGCGGCACGTCGCCGATCTCGACGCCCTTCCGGCACGCGAACACCGCCGGGCCGAGGAGGACGTCGCCGTGGTGGAAGTGCCACCCCAGCGCGCGGGCGAGCGCGTCGGCGGTCAGGTTGTGCGGCTGCTCTAGCCGCGCGCCGTCCTCGCAGACGAACGCGAGCCAGGAGCCGTCGCCGATGGTTTCGAGATGGCCGCCCACGATGTCATTGAGCACGGCGGCCTGCTCGCGATCGCGTGAGGGCAGCACGAGCAGCTCGGCGGCCCCTGTCGGGCGGATGATCAGCACGAGCGGGCCGGGGTGCTCAGATCGCGGCGCGGGGGGCAGGTACTCGGCGGGGTCGGCGGGATGGTCGGTGAATGTCAGGCCGGTCATCAGTGCACCTTTCGGTATTCGGCGATCACGGTCGCGCTGAGACGGCCCCTGTCGGCGATCTTGCCGAGCTGGGGCTGAGTCTTGGCCCATTCGCGAATCTTGGCGCGCTCGTCGTCGGTGAGCGGCTGTCCGGTGGCGAATCGCGCCGCGGGGACGGCTGCGCGGCCGGGGGCGCTGCGAGTGCCCCGGCGCCGCTGGGCCGGAATGGCGGCGACGCGGCGGCCCGCGTCGATGTAGGGGCGCAGCGATGCGCGCAGCGCGGCGCTATTCGCCGCGTCGAGCTCCATTTCGTAGCCCTGGCCGTCGAGCCCGAATTGCACCGTGCCCTCGGCTTCGCCGCCGTTTAGGTCGTCGGTGAGCACGACTCGGGTTTGTGTTGCCACTGGTGGTCCCTTCCTTTACTGCGAGTAGTTGCGTACGTGCAAGTAACAGTAGACGATGCGTAATTGCGCGGTTCCACTTTCACGGAACGTCCCACGGCGGGATCATTCCGCGCTGCGCCCATTCGAGCCGCGACCATTCGAGCGTCTCGCGTCCCTCCTTGGTTGAGCGCAGCTCGGCGATAATCGCGCGCACCGCCGGGTGATAGCAGTCGCGCCGTATTTCGGACCACGCCTCCTCGGGCGTATATCCGGCTTTGAGCAGGCCCGCGAATCCGAGATCGTGCGGGTCGACGTGGCTCATGGCCGTTCGGGGGGCTGCGGCAAGCGCACGAGCGACGCGAACGCGGCCCGCCCCTCGGGGGACTTCGCCCACTTGTCCGACTCGGCTTTGCTGGCGTCAAACTCGCCGTCGATCACGCGCTGCGCGATGTCGAGCAGCACGAGCCGGGAGCGGGTGCCGTTGCGCGAGGGATGGTTCGCGATCGCGCGCAGCTCGCCGATCAGGGCCAGCTCTGGCAGCGCCAGCGGCGAGAGGTAGTCGTGATAGTAGCCGCGTGCGGCCCGCGCGATCATCGACTCGGACACGCCGGGGTCGGGGACGGCGCGCAGCGCGCGGACGAGCTTGACCGTGGTGTGCTCGTCGTCGGGGGGTACCGCCGCGATCATGGTTGCTCGCCGGGGTGGGTCTCGTCGCCCTCGGACCAGCGGCGCATGTGCTCGCGCGTCGCTCGCGCGTCGTCAACTGCGCCGCGCAGCGTCCAGGGGTCGGGTTCGGGGTCCGGCCGGCCGGTCATGATGCCGACGACGCGGTGCAGGTCTTCGGCGATCGACACGAGCGCGAGGTTCCCGGCCAGCTCGGCGGCGAAGTGGCCATGCTCGCCCGTGTGGTTGATAAACGCGCTCAGCTCGTCGGCCTCGACGCGGCGCGCGGCGCGCAGCACCGACGCGGCCAGGTTGCGGGCCATGTCGAGCGGGGTCAGCTCGCGCTCGGTCTCGGCGGTCACGAGGTCACCAGCCGGGCCATCGTGAGGGCGCCCCGGTAGCCGGTATCCGCGCAGTCGTCGCCGACGTGACGGATCACGGCCTCCTGCGGACCGAAGTCGGGGATCCACTCGGGCGCGGGGATGATCACCTTGTCACCGGCCTTGGGCTCGCGGCCCACCGTGGTTCGCACGCCGTAGGTGTAGAGCTTGCGGCCGAGCCGAACCTGAACCCTGATCACGGTCT